AATAAGGGATAAACTCTATACCACGATATTTATAAAATTCTTTTGCAAATTGTTTATTATCTTTTGCAACTAAATCAAATATCTTATAAATTTCTTGAATATTCTTTCCACTTATTCTTGCTAATTCTTGTGCTATTTCTTCATAAGTTCCACCATATTTTAATATTTGACTTAATTGATATGCTTGTGAAGGGTTTAAAGTAGACATTATTTTAATTGTTTCACCTATTTTTTGAAATATACTTGTGTTTATATCTTCTATTTTACTTGCAATATAATCACTTACATTTTCTATTTGTTTATGTTTAATCATTCTTAACTCCTATTATACCATCTTCTTTTTCAAAGTATTCGCAATCATCAATACTTTCACATTTACAATATGGATAAGGAAAGTCTGCAACATAACCACAATCGCCATTACAACATACTTCATTTATTTTCCATTTGCATATTTCCATACTTTCTATTTCTTCTAATGATACTCCATCTTTTTCTATTGTATAAAATCTACTCATCTTTATCACCTAACAATTCTTCTACACTAGGTTGACTAGCTCTTATTTCTTCTATTGCTTTTTCACTATCTTCTATTGTTTCATCTGGTTTTATAAACTGTCTTACTTCTGCATTGCTTATTATTCCTTTACTATTAGCACTCATTAATTGTCCAAATGTTTCTTGGCTATCTTCTAATAATGAATAATCCCAATCAAAACCTAATTCGTATTCGCCCTGTGGACTTAAATTATAAGCATTTGCTAACACGTTTGCACTATACAAAAAATCTTCCATAGCTTTTTCTATATTGCTTCTCATATCATCAACTATTGTAAAAGTATCATACATTGCTCTTCTTATTTCTGTTGCTGTTGCGTGAGCAGTGTCAACTTGACTTAATATTCCAGCACTTGTTCCTATTTCATGCTCTAATCTCCTGTACAATTCTTCTATCCTATCTGTGAAAGATCTAAATTGAGGATCGAATACTTCAAAAAATGTATCATCTCCACTATCTATTTTTTTGAATAGACCATTTACTGGCAAAGCATCTTTACCATTAAACATTGTTATATCTGCTCCAACAAAAGCCTCTTTCAATTTATATTCTCTAAATAATTGCTTCATTGTTTCTTTTATTTCTCTTATTGTGTCTTCACAACCATAAGTAATTGGCACACCATATTTATCATTTGTTTTTCTGTTATTTACTGGACTTTTAACATATCCAAACAATGCTCTGTCTACTCCTGTTATTGTCATACTTTCAGCAATATTCTTCCAAAAGTCTGGTACTGGTATCTTATTTCCTTTTTCATCACTAAACTTTTGCGTAATTGTTATATTTCCGTTTTCAACTCTGTAATTTGTCCACCTCAAATAAATTTTAGGATTGTTATATTGCCTTTGTATAACTTTTTTATCAGCTAATATTGTTGCCCCTGTAATATTTTCTCCTTCCATCATGTCTATTGTTAATCTGTTTTGTGATACTAAATCATAATAAATCTTTCCACCCTTAACATAAGGCACTATAATTACTCCACCATAACCAAACCCCATTGAAGTTATTTTTTTGCCCTTTTTCCATAGACTTTGTATCATTTTGTCTAATAAGTCTACTCTTGCATTTTCGCCAGTTATATTAATATTGCTATCGTTTATAACATAATTGGCTAATTTGTTCGAAAATATCGCATTAAAATTGATACTATTTATTTTCTCATATTCTATTGCGTATTTTTCATTGTCCTCCATTTCCTTTTGTGTTGTTTGTGTGTTAATCTTAAACACGTTTTGTAAAATCCAAAGAAATATATTCTTTAGCATATTCTTTTCCTCCTTTTAGTTTATTTATTATAATTAAAAAATTATAACCGATATTATTGTCCTCTTTTCTTCCACACGCTATTTAATGCGTATCTTATACTGTCTATACAATGGTTATTTTCATCAACATAACCGCTTATATAATTTCCATCTTTGTCTTGCTGATATTCATAAGTGCTAAACTCTTGTGCTGAATTTGGACATCTTTTAGGATCTATTACTATTTTTGCTAAACTTGAAAGCCATTTCATAGAATATTCTACACTTCCTGCTCCTTTTTCTGCTCCACGCATTGGACTTCCATAGCTTCTAAAATCTCCTATTGATTTAGGCTCTGCACTATCTGCTGTTATTATATCTGTTTCTGTTACATTTTTATTTTCTTTTAAATAGTTCCAAACATATTGATTGCTCATTTTATTTACAACAAACTCATCAAAAATATATAAAGTTCTTTGACTAGGATTATAACAAGATTTTGTCCAAGCAAGAGGATCTGGATACCAACCAAAGTCTAGCCCTTGATATATAAAATTAAAGTTATTTATTTCTTCATCTGTTATTTCTCTTAATTCTATATTTTCAAATACTGTTCCACCTGTTCCTGTCATTAATCCAAGATATTCATTTTCATACAGTTTTTCATTTACACCTTTTAAAAATTCTGCTTCATCAATAAATGCTTGGCCAAGCCATTGTTTTGGTACTGTTCTATAATCTGATAAATGTACAAGTCTTGTTTCCTTTGGTATTATCTTTTCCACGTTTACAAAATGTAAAGAACTTGCTGGAGTATTGTATGAATAAAATTGTATAAAATCTTCCCCGCCCCTTATTAAAGACTGATTTATTTTTCTTATTTCATTCATTCCATTAAATTGGTCAAACTCCTCATACCATGTAACCCCAACGTACATATCTTTTGGAGTTTTTAATGACTTAATCTTTCCATAGTCATCTGCTCCTCTGAAATAAATCTTTTGGCCTGTACTTAACTTTGTTATTTCCAAAGGACTTTTTGTTAGTTTATAATCGCTTTTTATATTTGGATACGTTTCACCTAAAATATCTATTGCCCATTCTAATTGAGCGAACACACTATCTTTTAATGTATCTTTTACTTTTCTTAAAACAACAGCACACATTCTAGGGTTGTTCTCTAATATTTCTATTATCTTTTCGCTTACGAAAGATGATTTTGTACTACCTCTGCCACCTTCCAAATAATATTCCCTATATTCTCTATTGTCTATACTTCTGTTTAAATCAGCAAATGAACTTGAAATGTCTTTTGCTGGTATCAATATTAAACTGCCTTCTTCAATGTCTTTTCTTTCTTTTTCTGCCATCATAGTTGCTATTATTTCATAGTTTTTACTATAACCTTGCGTAGCACCTTTAATTAATCCTAATGTTACTAATTCCCTATATGTTAATCCTTTTGCATTTGTTTCATCTAATGTTCTCTCTAATACAGATAACATAGTGGCTTTTTTTCTTCTTGCTTCAACACTAGCCTTGCCACCTGCCCTCTGTTCTTCGAGTGTTAAAACGTGTGCTTGTGGTATTAAATTATCTTTTCCTCCAGCCACTATTTATCCTCCTTCTTTAAAATAATCCCCATTCTGCAAACTTTTCAAATCCACCTTGTTTTTTTATAAATTCTCTTGCTATTTCTACTATTTCTTCATAAGGTTTACCATCTATTTCTTCATCTCCTATTGCACAAAACAACTCTACTGGTTTTCTTGTTTCTTGTGCTTTTAAAAACGCATATATATTTACTGATACATCTGCTTTTGATAAATCTTTTCCGTGTAAACCTCCACCTGTTACAGCTTCTCCCATATCGCTTCCTAATTTTCTATTAGTTGCTCCTGTATCTACATCTGTTCCACCTGTCCATTCGCCCAATGGATTTATTATTGCGTCTGGAAATTTTTTTCTTAATTCTTCGTTTTTAGCATTACTTTGACAAACGATAAACTTCTTATGTAATTCTAATATATATTTGCCATCACTATTATATGTATTATAAATATCCCTTGCTAATTTTGATATTACTTTTTGTTCTTCTGTTAATGGCATACCTTTAAATATTCCGTTATCTCCACATCTTATTTGTTCTTTTTGATTATCTGCTAAATGTTCATCTTGTTTTGCTAATATAATTTCAACTCTTATATCTTTAGTTTCTGTTATTCGATATACTATTTCAAATATATCTTTCTCATCAAATATAACTGAACTTTCTATTATTATTTTACAATGTCCGTGTCCGATTAAAACTTCAACGGCTACTTTCGGATCTTCTTGTTTTGTATATGCTAAATCTACTATTGCACCTGCTATTCTATCTGCTATTTTGTCTGGGTGTTTTGGGTTTACTTTTTCTATCATATTATTTCCTCCTAAACTCTTGTTTTTAATACTTCTTCTTTTGATTGTCCTTTGCACTCTTCAAATGTAACTTCTTTATTGTATTTATAAATTATATTTTTATCTTCATCATATCCATCTGGAATTAAAACCTTTTCAAATATCTTGTATGGACTTTGCCCCATTTTTGGATTGTTCCATAAATAATGTAAATAATCTTTCATGGTCATTCCCATATATTTTGCTTTGTTCTCTGAACTATTTATATTAAATCCTTCTGCATCTATCATTGGAAAGTTTAAAAAGTACATATCTTTTTCTATGTCTGACCATTTAACCGATCCTGTTTTCTTTGCTATTTGTAAAGCAGAAGCAAAATTGCCTCTTGAATAATCCCAATCTTTATTTAAAGCACAACAACAACAATTATTTGAACATTCTTTAAAATGTGCATCTGAAACATAAAATCTCATACCTAATTCCTTACAAATTCTTTGCATATCTTTAATGTATTTCTCTTTTACTTTTCTGTTTAATCTTAAATAACCTGTTCCTGTACTATGTTTTCTATAAAAATCTACTATGTCAAATCCACAACATTCACTTATTGTTTGATAATGTTCTTTGGCTTGATTTATACTTCTCATTTCTAAACAGAAAAATTCAGTTGTTACTGCAGTTGCTCCTGCTTTGTGTGCTTCTCTAATTAATTCTTCATAATCTTCACTGCTAACACCTGGTATAAATGGCCTTAACCTTAATGTTGTTCCCCCTTTGCTTAATTTATTATATTCTGCCATTGCATCTAATCTTTCTCTTGGGGAAGGCACTCCAACCTCAATTTTTTTAGCTTTCTCTTCATCTAATGTTATAATACTGAATTTTACATTCCAATTGTCTGCCCCTTTAAATAATTCTCTATATTTTTCATCATGGAATACCCATGCAGATTTAGTTGAAAAACATATTGGATAATTAATTTCTTTTAAATATTTAAGTAATTCGTATGTTTGTCCGTATTTTCTTTCAAATCCATCAAATTGGTCTGATAATCCTCCATATTGAATTGGTCTTTTATCTTTAACATATTCATAAAATTGTGATTTTATATCCTCTAAACTAAATATTTTTTTAACCTTTTCAACATTAATACATTTTACTTTTTTTGCTAAATAATCTTCCTTGGCACCTCCTATACCCCTTTGATATTGGCTAAAACAATAAACACACCCAAATGAACAATTGCTATAAGTATCCAATGTCATTGGCAATGAACAATCAGCTATTTCTCCTGTCCATCTAGGCGAATTATAATTCTTTTTTATTTCTTCATTCATTTTTATTTCTCCTTTTCTACTCCTGTTTTACCTGTTGTCAACCATATTTTTTTTCTTTCTTTCCTTATTCCGTTCCAACCATTTAATTCTCCTAAAAATCTTTGGTCAAACATCTTTTTTCTTAATTCATAAAACTCTTTATAAATATTTTCATATTGTGGAAGATCCTTTTCATATTGTTTAATAACTCCTAATTGTCTATCATGATGAAAGCCACCGTATCTTGCATTTTTAAACAAATTTCTAAAACTACATATTTTTCCAATAAACATTGTAATGTCATAATCTTGTTCAGGGTACTGTTTATGTATTTCCTTTTGTATAATTAATAATGCTTTTGTTAAATATTTTTTATCTTGTTCTGTTAAATTTCTTGTTTTATCGTATTTATTTGCTTTTTCATCCTCATAAAAAATATTAAATATTCCAGAAGTTAAGTTAGCACAATGTTCCCAATCTAATCTTGAAGGCTGTTTT